GAGATGTTAAGGCTAAAGGTAAATTGATAGATCAATTAAGTAATCAAAAAGCTTTAGCACAAGCAGCAGTTGACGGAAATTTAGAAGAAGTACAAACACAACAAGAAATAAATGCTCTTGTTGCAATTCATGGCGAGGGACTTAGAGATATAATTACAAAATATATTGAAGGCACAAATGCACTTAAAAAACAAAAAGATGAAGCAGATGAGTTAATAGATAAATTTGATCAGATTGGTGAAGCAATAGAAAGCAGTATTAAAGATAATTTAAGAGATGCAATTACAGGCGCACAATCTTTTGGTCAGGCAATGACAAATGTATTAAATAGAATAAGAGATAAGATCATTGATGCACAACTTGATAGGCTTGTTGGTGGTTTTGGAGAGGCATTTAGTAAGGGTGCAAGAGGTGGACAAAGAAAAGGTATCGGAGGCTTTTTAGCTGGTCTTATAGGTGGTCTATTCAGAGCAAATGGTGGGCCTGTGAAAGCTGGTAAGCCATATATCGTTGGTGAGCGTCAACCAGAACTTTTTGTTCCTCGAACATCGGGAACAATATTACCAAGCACAGATATAGGTGGAGGAAGTACAACTAATAATATGATTACTGTAAATGTTGATGCATCTGGTACATCTGTTCAAGGTAATGGTTCTGAAGCGGATCAGCTTGGAGGTCTTATTGCCAGTGTAGTGCAAGCAACTATAATTGATGAACAAAGGGCTGGGGGTTTATTAAATAGATAATGGCTACATTTCCATCAATTACTCCCACTTATGGGATGAGAAAAACAAGCAAACCCAAAGTAAGGGTTTCTTCGCTTGGTGATGGCTATGAGTTTAGGGCTTTATATGGCCTCCCTTTATCTCAAGATCCAAAAGTATATGATCTTACTTTTAACGTGTCTGAGACTGATGCAGATGTCATAGAAGCATTTTTAAGAAGTAGGGTAAATGATCAGGCAAGCTTTACATTTACACCACCAGCAGAGGGCTTTACAAAAACAGGAACATATTCGCAAGCTGGGACAACTGTGACTATCAGTATCACTTCACATGGAGTTGCTATTGGTGATATTTTAACGATTGATTATACAACTGGCTCTGCAACTGATGGTACTTTTGTTGTTGCTTCATCTGCTGATGCAAACACTTTTACTGTGACGGCTGCTGCTTCCCTTTCAACTAGCGGTAATGTTTCAATAACACTTTCTGGTGCTGGTCAGTATGTTTGTGATTCTTGGACAAAAACAATTCCTTATAACAACAGAGCAATAATAAGTACAACATTTAGGGAGGTATTTGAACCATAAATGGCAACTCCAACTTCTCAATTACAAGAACTGACAAATAAATCAATTATTGAGCTTTATTCTGTTGAATTAAAGGCTAACGTACATTTTCAAGCAACTGCTCAAACTGGTACATATTCGCAGAGTGGCACAACAATAACTGTAAGTGCAACTGGTCATGGGATGCCTGTAGGAACAATTGTTGTTTTAGATTTTACCTCTGGTAATGGTATTGATGGGGTATATACAATACAAACCGAATCAACAAATGAATTTACTGTAACTGCTACAAACTCTCAATCAACAAGTGGTAATATTTCATTTAATTCAAATCAAACACCAACTGTACCAACTGTTTATTTATTTCATGCTGGCAATAATATGAAAGACAGCCTTGATATTGTATGGCAATCAAATACATATACAAGAATACCTGTAAAGGCAGAGGGATTTAAATATACAGGCAAAGGAAAACTGCCAAGACCGACACTGACTTTTTCTAATTTACTTGGAACTATAACTGCAATATTACAACTTACAAATCAAACAACAGCTTTTTCTGATCTTGCAGGTGCGAAGGTGACCCGCAGACGTACTCTTAGTAGGTTTCTTGATGCAACAAATTTTCCAAGTAGCGTAAATCCGTATGGAACACCAGACCCTTCGAGTGAGTTACCAAGAGAAGTGTATTTTATCGAAAGAAAAACAATCGAAAATAGAAATGTTGTTCAGTTTGAAATGGTAGGGTCTTTTGATTTGTTTGGTATTGGTGCGCCAAAAAAACTCGTCACACGAGCTGATTTTCCCGGTGTTGGTACTTTTGTAAATGCTTAAAATGTCTTGGAAAAAATCCTTTGAAAAATATGCAAAAAAACAAGCACCTCAAGAGGCTTGTGGTTTACTGGCAATTATTAAAGGGAAAAAAACTTTTTGGCCTTGTAAAAATTTAGCAGAAGGAAAGTTTGAATTTTTTGTCCTTGATCCTGATGATTGGGCTGAATGTGAAGATACAGGAGAAGTTATTGGTGTAATACATAGTCATCCTTTGGGACCAGCTTTACCCTCTGATAATGACAAAGCAGCCTGTGAACATCTTGGATTCCCATACTATATTTACAGTATTGAACATGAACAATGGGAATGTATAAAGCCTAGTGGTTGGAAAGCACCTTCACTTATTGGGCGAAGGTTTATCTGGGGAAAATATGATTGCTGGTCAATAATAACGGATTGGTTTAAGGAAAGTAAAAACATTGAGATTCCATATTGGACAAGGCCAAAAAAAGTAAAAGATTTTATCAAAAATCCAGAATTTGAAGATGCTTTACCTAAATTAAATTTTATAAAACAAAAATCAACTGACGATATACAAATTGCTGATGTATTACTTTTTCAATCAGTTACTGGTAATTTAGATCATGTAGCTATTTATATTGGTGATAACATGATATTAAATCATAATATAAAAGCTTTGAGTTGCAGAGAACCTTTTGACCTAAGATACCAACAAGCACTTAGAGGAGTTTATAGATATGCAGCTTAAAAAAATAAAAGTTTATGGAAAATTAAGACAGTTTCTAGGTAAATCATATTTTGAAGCTGCTGTTAGATCACCACAACAGGCTATGAGTTTTCTTATGGCAAATTTTGAAGGCTTGCAAAAACATATGAATGACCAAATTTATAAAATTAAAATGGGTGGAAATGTAATTACTGAAGATTATTTATCAATGTCTGGTGAAGGTGATATACAAATAATACCAATTGCCACAGGATCAGCTTTTTTAGTTCCAATTTTGATTGGTGGAGGTGCTGTTGCTGCTGCTTCTACTGTAGGTGCTTTTGTTGGTGGTATCGTAGGTTCTGCTTTAGTAACTACTGCTATTACTACAGCACTAACAACAATTGGAACTTCAATGATTATTGGTGGTGTTACAGATTTAATTGCACCACAAAATACACCACAAAATATTTCGTCAGTAAGTGAAACTGACCCAAGAATGCGGGGATCATATTCTTTTAGCGGCATTCAAAACGTCAGTTCTAGTGGTGTTCCAGTACCAATTTTATATGGACTTGTGTTCAGTGGCTCAATTTTGATCAGTTCTGGCACTGACACTGCCCAAATCAAAAAGAGTATAAGTTAATGCCTAAATTAGTTGACGATCAGTTATTCGGTAAAGATCCAGATGGTAAGGTTGTTGATCCTGATTTAATAGATGGCGGCCTTAGATCAAAACAATTTGCAACAGTGTTGGATCTGTTGGGCTACGGAGAAATTGATGGGATATTTGATGAAGGTGGGGCTGGAACTAATACTTTCAGAAAAAATGTTTTTTTAGATAATACGCCATTACAAAATTCAATTGGAAATGAAAATTTTACAGATGTAGAGGTATTTTTTAAAAATGGTGCAAGTAATCAAACAGCATTACAAGAAATAAACGCAATAGAAAATACAATACCTGTTGGAGTTGCTCTTACAAATTCACCTTTTGCTACAGAAAGAACAGGTACATATACACTTGCTGGTGCTAGTGGACAAACAGCAACTATTGATGGTGTGACTGTTAATTTAGGAGGAAATCAAATGCTTGTCGGTTTGACAGGAAGCGCACATAATTATTCTGTTGGCGAAGTTATACACTGGCAAAATACCACAGCAATTGCTGAGAGTCTTACAGAGAAGCCACAAACACAAAATATCTTATCTATACCGACATCTTCTTCCTTTGTTATAAATACAACTTTTCAAGAAGAAGCTTTTCAAGGTGATTGCAGCGTTAAAACAAGTCAAGGTTTATCTCGCACCATATCAAATACTGATGTAGATAAGATTAGAGTAACAATTCAAATACCAGCACTACAAGAATTTAAAGATGATGGAGATATTATTGGGGCAGAGGTAAAAGTTTCTGTAAGAATTACAGAAAACGATGGGACTGTTAATAATCCAGTAATTTTAGATATTACTAATGGTAAAGCAACAAGTCCTTATGTAAAAGATTATGAGATTGTTTTTGAAAAGACAATGAGTTTTCCATTGACATTGAGTGTTTTTAGAAATACAGATGATGGAACAGACTCAAAATTACAAAATTCTACAAATTGGTTAAGTTATACAGAAATAAATACTGATACAAGTGCATATCAAGGTTTTGCTTATGTTGCATTAAGGTTTAATGCACAAGAATTTCAAAGCTATCCTAGACGTATGTACAGGGTTAAGGGAACAAAAATAAAGGTTCCACATGATACAACAATAGATAGCACTAATGGCAGGGTAATTTATCCAGATGGATATACATTCAATGGTACATTCAAAACAAATAAAGAGTGGTGTTCTGATCCGGCATGGGTTCTTTATGACATTTTGACAACTGATAAAGGTTTTGGAGGTGATGATGGAATTGTACAGGAAGAAAATCTAGACGTTTTTAGTTTTTATTCTGCAAGTGCTTATGCCAGTGCTTTGATAACTGATCCTATTACAGGAACAACGGAGCCACGCTTTTCAACAAATATAATTTTAAATCAAAAAAATGACGCTTATACCCTTATAAATGATCTTTGTGCTGTTATGAACGCAATGCCTTTTTATAGCAATGGCACTCTGCAAATATCACAAGATCGGCCCACAAATACATCTACAAATACCTCTGATGCTCAATACATTCTC